AATACATTTGGCTCATGGGCATTTAATAAATCTCATGCTATAAGTTATGCTATGATAAGTTATTGGTGTGCTTATTTAAAAGCATATCACCCATTACAGTTTGCTGTTGCTTGTTTGCGTAACGCAAGAGACGATGAACAAATTATAAAATTGCTAAGAGAGTTAGTAAAAGAAGGATATGAGTATAAACCATATGATAAAAATTTATCAGAGTATACATGGGCAGTTAAGGATGGTAAACTTATTGGTGGTCTTATAGGATTAAAAGGTATTGGTCCAAAGAACGCAGAAGACATAATTCAAAGAAGAAATACTAATAAACCATTTACAACAAGGCAAGAAATTATACTTAATAATCCTGAAATAAGTTATCTTGATGTTTTCGAATGCCATACTAGGTTTGGTGATTACTATGATAATCCAAAAAGGTATAACATACAAACAGGACAAGTTGTAGAAATAAAAACAATACAAGAAAATAATGAATACATATTTATAGGTAAGATGAAAGAAAGAAACTTGCGTGATTTAAATGAGTATGGGAACTTAGTAAAAAGAGGTGGTAGAAAAATAGAAGGAAATAATTTATTTTTAAACCTTACATTTGAGGATGATAGTGATATGATTATTGCTACCATTGATAGATTTAAGTATCTTAGGTTTGGTAAATTAATATTAGAACAAAGTAAGATCGGTGATTATTTTTTAATTAAAGGTGAGATTAGAAATAATTGGAGAAAAATATTTGTAACAAATATAAGAAAGCTAAACAACTAATGATTAATTGGACAAAGGTACTAATGAGTGAAAGTAATTTATGGAGATACATCCAAAAAAATTTAAAAAGTTATGGTGTATTGTCTAGGGTTGAAAATGCTTTTTACAAAGGTATGCCAGATGTAAATTATCTTATTGATGGTGTTGAGGGTTGGATTGAGTTAAAATTTATAAGTCAGTTCCCAGCTAGACAGAATACAATTGTAAGAGTTCCACATTTTACAGAAGAGCAAAAGATATGGCATGAACAAAGAGTAAAATACAAAGGCAATACAACTGTGCTTATACAAGTAGAAAGAGATTATTTTATTTTTAAAAAAGATAAAATAAAACTTGTTGGCAGTTTAACTAAAGATAGTATGGTAAAACTTGCTAACAAACATTGGCCAAAAAGAATAAATTTTAAAGAACTTAGAAAGGAATTATGCATAAACTAAACTTAACAACAGCAGAAAGATTTATTCTTGGTAGAAGAAGGGAAAAGTTATCAAGGAAAAACTTTGCTAAAAAGCATAACATGACTGTTTATAGAGTATCAAAGATAGAAAAAGGTTATGCAAAAAAGTCTAAGATTGATGTGGCTGTAGATCCTAGTATTCATGAAACTGCTTTTATACTTCGTAAAAGGTCTAAATTAAAAGTCAATGATTTAGCCAAAAAGTTGAAAGTTAGTAAACAAACGATACTAAATAGAGAAGGAGGTCGCAGAGATCCAAATGAAAACATTAAATTTTTAAAGGAGTATTATGAACAAACAAGATAAAGAATATTGGGCTGATTTAAACCAAAAATTAGACGTAATAGAGAAACACATAGCAAGAGTAAAGCATTCACAATTACTTCATGATGCTAGTAAAAACAGAACGCCATATGTAACATATTTACTTTTGTTAATAGTTATAGTAATACTATTAATCTGAGGGCAATGCAGACTTTCCTCCCAAGACTAAGGAGCAGGTCATTTTTACATTTTGTTTCTCCGCACTTGCCCTCTTTTTGTTATGAATTTTAAACATATACCAAACAAAAAGTTAATAGAAGTATCAAAGCAAACTAAAGATAAAAAGTATTTATCTGTTACTGGGTTGACTGGTAAAGTATCTGAGAAAGCTATACTTGAATGGAGAAAGAAAGTGGGTGAAGAAACTGCTAACAAGATTATGACTGAAAGCTCAAATAGAGGTACATCAATACATAACTTTTGTGAGCATTACTTACAAAATGAATCAATAATGATACCTGAGCAAAACATTCCTGAGTATTATACTTTTAAAGCTATGAAACCAGAATTAAATAAAATTAATAATATATGGGGACTTGAAATACCATTATGGTCTGATGAATATAAATTAAAAGGTAGACCAGATTGTATAGCTGAATACAATGGTGTATTGTCTATGATTGATTTTAAAACAAGTAAGAAAGTAAAGAAAAAAGAATGGATCAAACCTTACTTTTTGCAGGCAACTGCTTACATAGAAATGGTAAAAGAACATACAAATCAGCAGATAGAACAGATTGTATTGATATTTGGTATTACAAATTATAACATAACAAAAGTAGAAATATCAAAGCCAGAACACTACTTATTAGAACTGAACAGATTAAATACACAGTTTAATAGTAGTGAGTTATCACACTGACAAAGGACACTTAGGTGAACAACTTGCTATGGCTTGGTTGCTGAAGCAAGGTTATTGGGTTTTTAAAAACTTAGCACCACAAGGACCAATTGATTGTATAGCTGTTAATGAAAATGAAATAATATTAGTTGATGTCAAAGTTTTATCAAGATACAAAAATGGTTTTACAAGGTCAAGGATACTAACTAAAAGGCAAAAAGACTTAAATGTAAAGATTTTATATGTTGATATTGATAACTATGAGTGTCGCTGGAAAAGGGCAAAAGTTACTAAAAGCAAAGAAACTGGGCAATTTAAAAAATCTCCTTTAACTAAAATATAAAACTAATCATAAAAAAGCAAATAAATAATCATTATTAAGCTATAATTCAGACATGGATTTACCTAAGTCGCTAAAAATAGGATACAGAAAGATATCACTAGAGCCAAAGGATATGGAGGACTTTGGTGAGTTCCTTACACTTGAAAATAAAATTATATACAATAACAAAGTAACACCACCAGAATTAATAAATACAGTATTACACGAATCATTACACGCAATATTTGCAGATCGTTTAGTTGATATTATATCAAGTAAGAAAGAGGAAACAGTTGTCAATACTCTTGCTAATGGTATAATGTCTTTGTTAATTGATAATCCTAACTTACTAAAATATATTAATAAACACTTGAACGATTAATAAAACTTACTATAAATAATTTGAGGTGGTAATATGAATGATGAGGTTTGTAAAGTCTGTGGTTGTGATATTAGTAAATGCGTTTGTGATGACTTTTGTGACAATTGTGGTGCTTAAAAATAAAAGAGCCAAGCACTGGAGAAACAAATAGTGCTTGGCTTATAGTTGAATTACGATCTTACGAAACTCATTTCTTTACTGTCTTTGTCGTAAAGCCTGACAAACTTACCAGAACTATCCCTGCAGCTCTTCAGTACTAAGCTGTTGTCAGAGTTATGGTCATTATCAAAAATGATCTTTGCTTGGTCGTAACCCAAACCTGTATTGACTAGTTTTACAAACCTTTTGTTTGTATCTTTGTAAACTCCTATAAATCTATATCTTTCCATTTTGTCTCTCCTTGTTAGTTCTAGGTTTAAAAAGTGGTACCTCATAACCTATTTCTACATTATCATAGTTAGGCATTTTAACTGATTCTAATTTTTTAAAAGCTGATCGCAGATCAGAATCAGAGTTAGTTTGAACAACTGATTTTAAAGCATTTACAACCTCAAATACTTCAGCTGTTGTTAGTTTGATATTATGCATTTTGTCTCTCCTTGTTTGGGTAAATTTTGTAACAAGTATAACTACCATTTATCCAATAATTTATTCCCCAGATAAAATAATTTATATTATTTTTATCTAAATCGCATGGTGTAGGTGTCATTACTAAATACATTAAGTAGTCTCCTTAATTAAGTTAATCATTAATTGTTTATACCAATCATCATAATTTTTGATTGATTTAATTTTGTTAGTAATTTTTTTAAGTTTTTTAGGTGTCATTTTATTTCTCCTTTTTATCTTTTCTATACTACTTTAATTAAAAAGTAAACCCCTAATTTAAGGGTTTACTTTCATTAAATAGTTCTAGTTGCTTATTGTCCTTTTGACCATAAGTTTTTATTTCAATTATATCATCAGACTTTAACAGACTCTTAGGATCGTTTTCAATTCTATTTATAAGCCAACTAAGTGCTATTTTTCTAGCATCAGTTTTGCTCTCTGCGTTGTCTACAATCTCTGCCCATTTTTCCCTGTTAAGTTGAAATGTAACTAAATATTTTTGCTTTTGCATATTACTCTCCTTTGTTACTTAACCATATTGATAAGTAACCAAATATTAACATTAAAACACCGAACACAAAACACTGTGCCCAGTTATCATTTTCATGGCCAGCTGGACCATCAATTGAACCAGCTGATATTATAGCACATAAAATCATAAGGGCTGCGCATAAAGCAGCAACCCATTCATATTTACTTTTATTCATTAGTCTCTCCATTATTGTTGATAGCTTTTTCAAAGTTATCAAGTTTGTTAACAACTGCCTTTAGTTGCTTATCTATACTTGCGATCTGTTTGACTATGTCGTTGAGATCGCTTTCTGATGGCTCATTAGTTGAGCCACCAAAAACTTTTTTAAATATACTCATACTTTAACTCCAAGTGCCTTAGCAGCAATATCAGTCATTTGTGCTATTGCTTTATTATAGCCAACTACAAAACCTAACATTTCCTTTTTGTCGTTGAATCTCTGTAGATCTTGGTGATATTGATTTGGTCCAAGGTTGATTGAGTAATTATTAAATGATAATCCTTTTTCTTTGATTTGCTTATTACCTATATTAGCAAAGCCAGAAATATTTAAGTTATCGTAAAATTCCCTTATTTGATGATTGTAATAATATTTATTATTACCAGTCAACCTTACGTTGATGTTACAATATCTTTGGTTGAATTTGTATAGCTTTTCAGCTTTTAATAAAAACTCATTATGTTTTTTATCAAGTTCAATAGTCATTATTCATTCTCCTTGTAATCACTTATCATTTCATCAGTCACAGGGAATTCAAACTCCCAATTATCACTATCATCATGATAGTTTTGCATAGTTTCTTGTTGTAAGTTTACAATTGAAGCTAATGTTTTGAAACCACCTTTAATATGATTTGAACAACCAAAAATCCAATCAGGAATATTTGTTGGCTCACTATACATATTTTGTATTTCTTCAATAGCATTTTCTAAATACTTTTGATCCAGTTTTGTTTCTATCGGTCTTATTACTTCAGTCATTTTGTCTCTCCTTTGTTATAATCGTTCTATATTATTTTAGTTAAAAAGTAAACCCCTAATTATAGATTGATCTAGCATGATTGCTTTTTTCTAAAATATCCTTTGATACTTTATTTTTTAAAGCATTTGCCTTTTTGGCTAATGCTTTTTGAAATGTAGTTCTTTTGAAATGCTTTTTATTTTTCATAATAAAGTCAACAGTTGCAACTGTTAAATCAGCATCATTTTCTTTTTGTTTAATAATACTTACTAATATTAATGTATCAGCAAAATTCTTTTTAATATAATCCATTTTGTTTCCCCTTTGTTTATTATACTTTAATTCCTTTTTCATTAACTTCAGTTTTAATTCTATTAGTAAGGTCAAGTGCGCCAAAGTTATCATAGTCACCATCATTTACTAATTCAGCTAAGTCATCATAAAAAGTTTCAAGTTCAATAGTATCGCCACAATCATCATAAGTTGATTTTGCTTGGTTGTATTGAGCTTGAAATTCTAATGGTAACTTATCAAAGTCAATATCAAGTGTGTAGCTAAAATTTACTTTTAGTTGAGGTTTATTATTAGTCATTTGTTTCTCCTTTTGTTTACCTATTTGTAAACTAATATAGGTAAAAAGTAAACCCCTAATTATAAAAAAAGTAAAAAAAATTTTATATTATATAAAGAAATATTTTAACTAATTTGCCCTATTTGATTTTTCTTGGTTTTACCTAATATGCTAATATAAAGTGCTATATATATAGGTTTATTGGTCATATTAGTTGGTTTGATATATTAGTACCTACTAATATTTTAAGTTGCTATAACTTTAAAAATAACCACAATGTCTGTGTTTTTGTTTTGCTAAAATCTAAAATAGGTTATTATAGCTTTTGAACAATCATAAATGCGTTTAGAATCAAGCAAATAGCACCAAAAAGAATCAACCAAGTATCAAATAAAAAAGGTTATTAATAATAGTAAATAGCTTTTTGTTTTTAGTGTTTGGTTCTAAAATCTATATATTTGCTCTCTTTTCTAGGTATTGTGATTATGATAAACAAGGAGATAGATTATGGGTAATAGAGGTCCAAAAGCAGGAACTCCAAGAGTTGGAGGAAGGCAAAAAGGAACACCAAACAAAAAGACAGTAGAGCTACAAGACAGAGTCAAACGATTTATGTCTGGATTAGGAGTAAAAAACTTCGATCCTCTCGTTGCATTAGCAGGAATATCTGTGGACAAGGCAACACCTTTAAAATTAAAGGTAGAAGCATTGAAAGAACTTACACAATATTACCATCCTAAAAGACGAGCGATAGAAGTATCAGGAGAGCAAACTGTAAATATTAAAGAGAAGCAAGATAAAATTAAAGAACTTGATGATTTAATAGAGGATGCTAAAAAGCAAAAAATAGCAGAAATAAGTAAAACTATAAATTAAATCTGCTTTTGCAATTTTGCATAGCTTTTAAGTTGCTATATAGGTTATAATAAAAATTTTTTATTATTTGACGAAAGTCAAAAACAAACTAATATGCTAATATGCTAATATTTTGAGGTATATATAATGAGAGGACTTGAGAATCTGTCCGACATGGACATAGAATCTAGAATACTAAGACTTAAATGGGTTAAACAATCAAGACCCAAACAACTAACACCAGATGGTGATTGGTCTGTATGGTTGATACTTGCAGGAAGAGGTTGGGGTAAAACTCTAACAGGTGCACAAGACATGGCTTGGTTTGCATTAAATAATCCTGATAGTCGTATCGCCATAGTTGCACCAACCTTTGCCGATGGTCGTGACACTTGTATCGAGGGTGAGTCAGGTCTTATCTCTATACTTAGTGAAAAGTTGATAGCTAATTACAACAGGTCATTGGGTGAGTTAGTGTTACACAATGGATCTAGGTTTAAAACATTTAGTTCTGATACACCAGAGCGACTGCGTGGACCACAGCATCATAGAGCATGGTGTGATGAGTTAGGATCTTGGAAGTATAGCGAAACATGGGATCAGTTACTGTTTGGTCTAAGGTTGGGTGATAATCCTAAAGTCATAGTAACCACAACACCAAAGCCAATACCTTTAGTAAAAGATTTAGCAAAAAGAAAAGATGTTCATATAACCAGTGGATCTACTTTTGAAAACAAAGCCAATTTAGCAGAATCAAGTTTAGAACAACTAAAGCAAAGATACGAAGGAACAAGGTTAGGTCGTCAAGAGTTATATGCTGAAGTTTTGGAAGATGTAGAAGGAAGTTTATGGTCAAGAGATTTAATTGAAAAGAGTATATTACCTTACAATGAAAAATTACCAGACATGAAAAGGATTGTTGTAGCAGTTGACCCAGCAGTAACTGCAAATAAAAACTCTGACGAAACTGGTATTGTTGTTTGCTCTGTAGATTTTAAGGGCAGATATTATATACTAAATGATATGTCAGGTAAATATACTCCTGATGCTTGGGCAAAGAAAACTGTAGAGACTTACGAAAGTTATAATGCAGACAAAGTTATAGCAGAAGTAAACAATGGTGGTGATTTAGTAGAAAGAGTTGTTAAAACACAAGATGCTAATGTAAGTTATAAATCTGTAAGAGCCACTCGTGGAAAATTTGTACGAGCTGAACCAATTGCTGCACTTTATGAACAAAAAAGAGTTAAACATTTAGAAAGATTTAGTATATTAGAAGATCAGCTATGCAGTTATAATCCAGAAATAACTTCTCAATCACCAGACAGACTAGATGCTTTGGTTTGGGGTTTGACTGAGTTAAGTGCTCGGAGTGGTATAGCTAGTTGGAAAATTACATGATAAACAAAAAGACACCAAAGGAAAAAATACAAGAGTGGTATACGCAGAACAACATGCGTAAAAATTTTGAGATTAAATTAGCATCTTCTATGAAAAAAGAAATAAATAGAACTATAAAAGAAGTTTCTAATAATTATATAATAGCAAGGCAAAATAGTTTAAGTATAGCAAGTAGAGCACACTTTTACCGAGTAAAAACAATAATTTTTAGCCATTGGAAAGTAGTAACAGACACATTTAGAGCTAGAATACTGTCTTCTTTGCGTCAAATAACACAAGCAGAACGAAAAGAGTATGAAGATGATTTTGATCGTGATTTTGAAAATTTCCTATTTACTTCTGCTGCAGAAAAGGTTAGTAATATATCAGCTGCCACTATGGCAGATATAAAAATGGCAATTAATCAAGCTCAAATAGATGGACTTGATGTTTATCAAACTGCCAGAAGAATCACAGAGCTAACTGAAATTAGTTCTATAACCAGAGCAGTATTAATCGCAAGAACCGAAACACATCAAGCTGCTAACTATGCAAACTTTACTAGCTTGAGTGTTGCTAACATTCCTAACACACAAAAGGAGTGGGTTGCTGTCAATGATGCTCGAACAAGAGACGACCACAGTGCTGCTAATGGTCAAGTTGTCGATCAAGATGCAGACTTTATAGTTGGTGGTGCTCCTTTAAAATATCCAGGAGACCCATCAGGACCAGCACAACAAGTCGTTAATTGTAGGTGTACATTTGTTGTCAATGTGCCCGAACCAGACTTTGGAGGTTAAAATGTTTGATATGTGGAATAAAGTGTGGAGTTTTTGGAACGACACATTAAGCAAAAAAGGCAAGATTGTCGTTGGTGCTTTAATTTTAATAATAATTTTAGTAATATACAATGCCTTTGGTTAAGCCAAGAGCAAAAGAAAAACAGAGTGATTTTATAAGCAGATGCATGTCCGATTCCAAATCAAAAGAAGAGTATCCGAACACAAAGCAAAGACTTGCAGTTTGCAACTCATTATTTGAAGGAGGAAAGAGTATGGACGAAAAGTATCACAAGAAGCCAAAAGATAAAGACAAGGACAAAGATAAAAATAAAAGGAAAGAAGAAGTAGGTAAAGACAAGTATAATAATCCAGGAGAAGCAGCAGCAAGAGCATCTTC